TTTCTCCTTTATAAAAGCGGTAGGGGTTTCCCCCCACCTTAATTAACGATTACGCAATTTGAACGTACTCAATGATGAATGTGAACGATCCTGCTGTTGTCGCATCGACAGTATTTGTAATGTTGCAGTAAATAGTTCTTGCGGTGTCTGTATACTGAACAGAAGCTGGTGCAGTTGTACCATCTTGTGTCTGAAGAACCAAACTAGTTACAGTTACGTTATGCTCAACAACAGTTGTACCGCCATCAAGAATTTCATCAGTCTGAGCCGCAACAATTTGTGCGCCTGAACTAGATGTACCAACTTCGTAACCAATGTCACCAGTTCCAATCACAGGAGATGTGTCACAAAATATCTTAATGTCAGTGATAATTGTGTTTGCTGGTTGAGTAAACTCACCAATTGTTGGGCTATCGCCAGCAGTAGTGTTAACAGTAACACCTGTCGCAAAACCAACGTGTTTCACATATTTGTTGGTAACAATACCTGTTGAAGCAATAACTGCTGTATCAGTATACGCACCTGTTGTAGAGTTTTTAGATACTACTTTAAATCCGTTTTCGGAACGGACTGGTCCTGAAAATGTTGTATTAGCCATTGTGTCTCCTTGTCTAGGCAAATGTCAGCTGCGGAATGCAACTGTCAAGGTGCTTTTACGATACACCACCTTGTAACAAAAAGAAAGAGGTTAAGTGTTCTCAGACTTACTCGCTTGATTTCTCTTTAAGAACTAATCCAAATATAGCACATACTATACCTGCCCAAGTTAATATTGGCATACTAAGCAAAATGCCTAACCCAACGCCAACAACAGCTGCAGCTCCATAACTTGAAGGCTCTTTTAGTCTTCCTTTAATCCAATCCATTTACTTTCTCCTTGTTAAATAAAAAAGGGGCGACAAAAGCCGCCCCAAATGGTTCCATAAGGCATACGGAATTACGCTCCTGGTGAGCCGTAGATACAACGAGGGTCTGAGAAACCAAAAGAATATCTTTCTCTTGCTTTAAATCTCATATTTCCTGTATCAAAGTCAGCTTCCATATTTGTGGATAGCGCTGTTCTTTCAAAATGAATCATTCCGCGTGGCGCGTCAGTCATCACAAAGAAAGCATCTGTATCGGTTAAGAAGTCATTAACGGCATAACCCTCTGGAAGCATTCCCATTGAGCGCATAGCGTTAGTGTCATTGTCTGCTGTACCAACACGAAGGTTAGAAGTCATTATTCTTTCAGCAACAAATTGAAGCTGACGAGGAATAACGAGTTTCATGCCACGTAGTGCCACTTTCAGACCACGCTCATCAACAAAGCCAGCGATGTTGATCAAAGAATCTTCCAAAGAAGTTTCGTTAAGATCAGCAGCTGTACTTGGCTCGTTTGCAAACGTGCTACCGTTGGTTAGAGGGTGAGAGGCATCACAAAGTGCAACTCCGTCACCTCCAGCTGATGCTCCAGCTGTAAATGCGTTGTTTAACACTGCTGCGGCTTTCACCTGTTTAGTGTGTGCCATTGATCGAGCGAGTGCACGAGTATAACGAGAAGATAGACGATCATAGAGATTATCCTCAACTGCTTCCTCTGTAATAGAGAACGCAAGTGCGATTGTCTCATGATTGTATCTCGCCGTATATGCTTCGTTAGCATCGTCGAAATTAACAGCGGAACCCTCCGACTTAGTCGGGGCGGCTCCAAACCCAGATAACATTACTTCTTCTTCAAATGCACGATCTGAAGATTCAGTAGTGAAAATCTCTGAGTGTTGGTTCTCGTACCTGGAGTACTCCATGCCAAATAAGGCATTGAGACCAGGCTCTAGCTCTTTCGCTAGTTGTGCGCGTGATATAGCCATTGCTTAGTCTCCTATACGCCAGTTGTAGAAACAGTGGCCGCTACAATAGAGCCAGTAGGCGCATTGAAGTGGTTGTTTATACGAACGATTAGTGGGATACCAGCAGCAGTGAAGTCAGAATTGTCTGGATCATCTTGGATGCCCATAATTCTTAACGCCAATGTGTTGGTGGTTGCGACTGTATTCAAGTCTGCTGTTGCAGAAGAAATACCAGTAGTTGTAGAACCACTGTTACCCGTAGCAAAAGCAATGTTTGCGAATACAGATGTACGAACTTCCGCTTCAGTGTTCTGTCCTGCAACAACATTAGATGTTGCAATCGTGAACAATTGATTTGGATCATCGTACAAAAAGGCTTTGACAGGGAAATCTGAATCCGCGCCAGAACCAGGCCAGTAATTTGAGAATATTGTTTCACCAGTTGTTGAAGAAACGTACTCACAACCTCCGAAAACTCCTACAATAGAGACGTTACCACCAGCCGCAGCTTGTAGATCGTCAATGACACCCGCAGCTAACGGTATAACCGCCATGCCTTGGTAAATTGGATTAGAGTTATCAGAAGCTATGCGATATTCCGTCATCCCGGTAGAGTTGGTCGATTGACCAATTTTTCCAATCGGTCGGAGACCGAAGGAACCGTTAGAATTTGCCATAATTAGCTCCTATATAGCAGTTGAATTTATTCAGTGTCGCGGTCGCGTCCACCAAAGCTCACTCGACTTGATCTCCTATTTTCAATAGGCATTGAAGGGTGTTGTTCCTTCATCAAGTCTTGATCCACAGCTGTCATTTGATCACGGGTCCGATCCCGGTAATATGCGGTTCTCTCAGATACTGTTTCTTCAGGTATTCTAGCAAGCATAAGCCCGCCGTTACCAATTACCCCAGCGTGTTTCCCATCCTCGATAGTAGCAAAGTCACCATTAGGATACTCATCAGCTCTTACGGGTTCCCAACCTTCACGCAACTTTGAGTGAACGTTCATGGAATCGTCGTCACCTCTAAGGGATGTCCTAATCCAACGATGTTGATACCCAGGTTTGGGTTCTGGGGCTTCTAGCCTGCTTGGGGGTGCCCAAGGTTTTCTCCGTGTATCATTTTCACGGGTTTGTTGTGACCGTTCTGTTCTGTCTGACATTATCTTTTCCTCAATCTTTGACATACTTAGCGTACTCCTCTAAAGGAACCCCAAGTTTTTTAGCAATCGCGATTTGCGAGGGTGATAACTTGACGGTCCTGCGCCCGGTTGTTGACTTGCGGGATGCGGAAGTATCAGCCGATGCGACTCTGGCACTTCCCCCGTTTTTTCGACCAGCGTTAAAACGTTGTGGAAACTCGGTTCTCATACGCTTGTCAATCTCACTATAGTACTCATCTGCTTGCGGGTCAAACCCTTCTTCTTCAACAAGCTTACGATGAATACCAAAAGCAGCATAAGTCATAACTTCATCTTGACCAAACCACTCATTTTTTTGTGCCCAACTTTCAGCTTTTGGATCAGCTTTTGGAGGCGGAGCTTTCGCTACGGGGGCATTTGCCTGTACTTGTGTGCCACCCTCAACTGGAGCTTTTTGCATTTTTGTCTGATCTTGACGCTGTTTTGCTAACCTATATCTTTCTTGCTCGATAGATATCTTTGACAAAGCACTTTGTGCCTCAAACATCTTATCGACATCACCCGCTTCGTGTGCTTCACGATAAATTTGTTTTGCTGTTGCAAGCTGAGATTCTAGCCGAGTACCGTATTCATTTAAGTACCCTTTATCTAAACTTGTCAGTCTTTCTTTTAATTTATCGTTTTCTTGTTTTACAGTTTGAGCAAACCGTACAGCTTCTTCTCTGTCCCGTTCCTCTGTTCTGTATTTATCTGTTAGCGTTTTAATCCTTTTTTGAACCCGTTTGCTGTAATCATCCAGCTCTTCAGACTCTTTTGGATCTTCTTCTGATACCACCACTTCAGACGGAGCGGGATCATTATCCGATTCAGAGTTAACCAAAGGTTTAGTGTCATCCACCGTGACTTCAACTTCCTCATTCTCATTTTCAACTTTCTCTTCTGCTTCAGCCATAATTAGTACCTCAAATGTGTTTTATATCATCAGGTTCAAATATTTTAGCAATGACCTCATCGTCATTGATAATTCGAACTTCACCACCTTCTATTCTAAATCTTGAACCAGCATATCTTCCAATACAAACCCACTCTCCTTCTTTACACCAAGGTTCTGGGTTATCTCCAAATTTGTTTGGATCTAAATATGCTAAAGGCCCAACCTTTAAAACATAGGCTACTACAGTCGCTAACGCTTCGCGCTCACGAATGTGATCTGGTACTAATAAACCACCGTCTGTTTTCTCTCTGCCTTGATAGGGCATAACAAGAACTCTCCAACCAGTAGGTTGCGGAAGTCTATCTATTAGGGGTTTTTCAATTAAAGTCGGATCCAAGATCTTTTCTTTAGGATCGACGTATGCGCTATTAACGTCTACAGAGGCTGCGCTCTTTGCTGCTTTCTCCGTTTTAATTTTCTGCGCGACATGGTCAGGAACGTATAAGGTCTTCGACATCGTCAGCGTTTCTTTCTAGCAAGGACTTCATTTCATCTTTAGCAAAAGAGAGTCCTTGTGCCTCTCCTACCAGATGACGGTACTGTTCATAATCTTTTACAGCACCTGTTATCAACAACATAGAAATATCTTTTTCTCGTTGTTCTATTTTCTTATACACATGTTTTGCAAAGTCTACAACATCCATTATAGTAATACTTTGTTTTTTTTCTCAAACATTAAAAAGTACCTCTGTACTTCGTACCAGTAACTGCAATACCGCCGCCTTGACTAAAACCTTTTACTCCACGGCCTCTTAGAATATCTTTTTGAGTTACTTTGCCATCGCCAGTAAGATCTGGAAAACCACCATCTTTAAACTTTTGAATATCATTATCATCAGAATCTAATGGCTCCATTGTAGAAAGTATGGACTCTAGCTCTTGAACCTTGTCCGTATCTCCTTCGGATCTAGCTTTCTCTAACATCTCCATTACATATTTATAGTCCATTTATGTCTCCTTAAAAAACTCTTCAACTTGTTTCAGGAGTTCTTTTTTACTTTCTCGTCGATCAAGCTCAACTCCGTGTGTTCGCATCATAGCCTCAAGTTCTAACTTTGTCATGTCTTTATAATTAGGTTGCTCTGTAACTGTAACATCGATTATGTCGTCATCCATAACATTTCCACTAATTAATGACTGAGCCTCATCTTTTGTATAAATTGTTGTTTTAAACAATGTACCATCATCTTTAACAACATTATAAACGGAATCCCCATTCATGTTTGTACCAATTTCTACCATCTTCATTTTGTCAATCCTTTCTGTTTCTCATATGTTCTAAGTCCACCAATTCCAAGTAATCCACCCAAAGTCGTGAGGAGCGTAGACATGTCAAACTCTGGTAAATCTGGTATATCTACTCCAATAATAGTAACCACAAATATAATCAATGGCTGTAAGACAAAATGATAACCAAAAGCAATCGCACATATCCACCCCACAGCGGGTCGCCAGCCCCCCTTAAACAAACTACCGGAAGCAGCCTCTGCTTTATTTATCTCTAACTGAGCCAATAAAGCTTGCTGTGCATGAGTATCAGACATGGTAGCTATCTCGTGAGCGAGTTTAGCTTTCTGATCCTTGTCTTCTACAAACTTATCAAGCAGACCAGTGACAGGTCCTATGAGGCTAGTTATTAGACTCATTTGAAACCTCCTTTGGTGAAGCAGCAATTGTAAAGTTTACGCTAAAAGAACGTCTTTCTCCAGAAGTTTTAAAAGGATATACGCAATGATGCAGGTGTGCAGGAAAAACAATAAAGTGTCCTACCCTTGGTTTCATTAAAAAGTTAGATCCTGTATGATTAGCTGCGTGACCATAGACAAACTGTATGTGACCGTGACTTGGGTGATGGTTTTTATCGTCCTCTTCCCACTCTTCCTCAATACCGTCAGGCAATTGTAGATAACCAACGCAAGAAAGCATTGAACCCAAATGCACATGAATAGGATTATATTCATGCTCATACTGACGAACAAACCAACTACTAGCTATTTCAAGTCTGTAATCCAAAACATCTGGTGTTATATTTCGTGTACCCATAGATGTATAAAGTTCTGCATGACTTTGATACCGCATCAAGAACTGACCCATTTCGTCCGTCCATGCCTTGTTTAAATCATCATTCCACTTTAGTTCTTCTTTAACTTTACCGACAAGATTACCAGACCAATCCTCCATCTCATCGTCTATAGCCTTATTGCATTTCTCAACGAAAGCATCAGACATTTTCTTATAGCCTAAAATTGGACTAAAAGGTGTAAGTATCTCTTCTTCTTTTTGGGGGTTGTATATATTTGCCATTATCGAGCGACTCCTCTAGGTTAGTGGTTTAAATGTTTAAGCTCCGTTTTTAAAACAATTACTTGTTTCTCTAATTCTTGAACTCTTGCAATCGTATCTTGAACTGCTTTTGGTGGCGACCATTCATCTATCCACTGATCGTTTTCCTCAACTTCAACAGATAACAGGTCGAAATTATGTTCTAACATAGATAAACGTTCTGTTAAACCAAAATATAACCACACACTCAATGCCGTTACAGCAATCATACTTATTAAGTTACGAAGCGGTATACTTATATTACTATTATCAGATAGTTGAAACGGTTTGTTTTCTTCTTCAGACACTTACGGTTCCTCTTCGTAATCTTAATTCATCTAAATTCTTTTCTTTCTTTCCTCCGTCGTACTCCCAGGCATAGCCTCTATAAATCATTTCTGTATTTATGTTTGTCTCACCACAAAATAAATGCCCAAGCATACGACCATACTTACCGTCTTTTTCTGTTTTAACTCTTAACCCTGAAGCCATGCCATCATTTAACCTCCTTGTAAGAAAGTCTTTTGCTTCTAAACCCATAGCTTTTTCCTCAAGATCTCTTGTTCGACTTTCAGGAGTATCGATTCCTGCTAACCGCACACGTTCTTTTTTAGAAAGATTAAATCCAAGATCAATAACAATATCAACAGTATCACCGTCAACAACTCTTACGATTTCTTTTATCGCATACTCATACATTACTTTTTACTTTTTTTCTTCTTTAAAACCGTTTTTAAAGTCTTTGCTTGTTTTGCATGACTTTTAGATGCTTTGTTCAAACCTTTTATTACTCTTTTTAATTTTGCTTCTGACATTAGTTATTTCCTCTTACATTCTATATAATATCGCTAACAGTAAAAGAATAATTGAAGTAACAGACCCAATTGCCCAAGCTTCAATGCGCTTAACACGATTGTAGAGGTCTTTAAACTGAATATGAATCTCAGTCTCCAAAGCAACGACCCTTTTATCGATCTCAACAAGTTCTAACCTTGCTTTTTCAGCTGCTGTTATTCTCTCGCTCACTTTCCATTTTCCTTAATCTTCGTGTACCCATTAATACCAAGGAACGCACCAATTATACCCATATTAGCTATGACCCAAGTACTTCCTATAGGCTGCAACACTTGAACTCGTTCAATACTTACCCAAGGAGTCATCATAAGACCAATAAAACTTGTAACACTAAATAAACTAAATAAAATCATAAAACGACTTTGATCTTCCTTTCTATTCTGATTATCTATTTTTATAAAACGTTCATGCGTGTCAAGTTCTTCTTTTGTAACTATACCGTCACCGTCCAAGTCAGCTTTATTTAAAGGGTTATCTTTGCTTAGTTTTTTCATTTTATTAACATCCATTTCGGTTCAAAGGTTATGGCGTGATGATAAGCAAGCAACAATAAAATTATAGTAATCCAAATTATCATCTTTGGCTCCATCCCTCATCATTGATATTTCATCGCAAATATAATCATAAAGTAAGCACCAACTCCAGTAATGAGCATTGCACATATAATTCCTAGGGCGTTTACAAGTTGATTTTTACGCTTTGTTGCTTGATAACGGCCCTGAACCTCTTGTTGTCTTTCTTGCTTTCTTAATGCCTGAAGTTGTTTCCAGTCAGCTTCTCCTCTTGTAGAAAGCACTATGTTGCGTAAGTTATGCTCTAAGTCCTCCGCTTGTTTCAAGGCTATGAACTTCTCCATAGCATTACCACCAGACTTCTTAGCACCCTTTGCGTCAGCTTTTACGTCATCTATAGCTTGCCATAAAGTACCTAAATCTTTTCCAAGTTCTGCCATTGACTTCGCACCAGCTACTCCTGCCTTCACAGCAGCAAAAGCTGATAAAGCGATAGTTATTGGTTCGGGCATGTTCTTATGTCCTTCTTAATGAACTTTGTCGCTGAACATCAATACGCTCTCGGTTAACGTCTGAACGGTCATCAGCAATTTGTTCTTGCAACTCTAGTCGAGCGGCATCGGTCATAGCTTGCTGACGTAGCTTCTCCTGATCCAAACCTAAACGCATTTGATCTGTCATAGCTCTTCGGTCAGACTCCTCGGCCTTAATCTGAAGTTCCTGCTGTCGAATTGCAACAAGAGGATCTTGCTGTTGTCCTGGTGGTGGTCCAAGCATTGCCGTAAGTTCCTGAACAAGCTGTGCTTCTATTTGAGCAACACGAGCTTCTGTTTGATCTGGATTAACCTGCTGTGCTTGCTGCATCTGTTGTTGTGCCATCATAGGATCCATTGCTCCCGTTTGTGCCATCATCATTGCTTGCTGCGCTTGGGCTTGCATTTGCTGCATTTCCTGATCAACCATATTACGAGCTTTTTGTGCAATGTGCTCTAGCAAGTGAGCAAAAAACGTTCCCACGACAGGTGGAGATGTCTGCACAATCGGAAGTTGCATAAAGGCTACATGAGTGGCGATGTGAGCATCGTGATCCTGTTGTGGAAATGCCTGTAGAGTTTCGCCCATTAACGCACGAGCGTTCTCTATACTTGGATCCATAGGTTGTTTTTCCGGCTGTGGTGGAAGTATCTCGTCAATGTTCTGTACTTCCAAAGCCTGATACATGCGCCGGTACGCGGCTTGCAGATTATGCAGTTGTGGATTGGACTGCGCCAACTGCAACTGTGTCTGAGCCAAGGTTACTCTTTGGGCCATAGAGAAGATGTTAGGGTCAGACACTGGGAGGATATCCACCCTGTCATCAAAATCCTCTGCCTTAACCTCCGAGGGCGCACCAGCAACTTCATAAGGATACATCGGGGGTAAGTTCTCCGAAAAAATCCTTGCTAATAAACGAAACTCTGTTTTCTGTGCGTAGTGCAACCTTTTATGTATGGCAGACATAACCTTCATGCCACGCTCCAAAAGCGCAACAGTCGTGCCTACAGGCATGTCCTGACTCATGTTGCTAACCTGCTGATCAGCAATAGAGATAAATCGACGACCTCCTTCAATCAACGAACCAAGCAATTGTGCAAGTGTAGCAGATGGTTCTTTAAACGGCAGAGGTATAATCGATCCTCTTATATCGCCCCCTGGAGCATCGATGTCTCTAAACTCACCGGGAGACAACGGTTCATCGTCATTACGAATACGAATACCACGAGCTTTAAAACCAGACGGTAAGTTCGCCAGTGTACCAGCGTCAATCAGCTGACGTAGAATGCTTGTAGCAGCACGGCCCAAGCCACCAATCATATGTATCAAACCAAAACCATAAAACCCTAGTCCCGGTAGAAACTTGTAATGAACAAAGTACTGTCTCTTACGCTTAAACGGATCGTCAGCGTCGTAGTTTCTGCGAATGGCAAGAATGTCTCCAGAACCGTGATCCAAGGTCACAATATAAGGAAGCTTAATACCTGTTGGCTCCCCTTCTTGGTCCACATCCTCAAAGCCCTCAATATCAAGGTTAACGTGCATTTCCAAAATACTATACACATCATCGGAATAGCTCTTTGAAACGCCCTCAAGCTTATCAATCTTATCTCTTACTGGATCGTCTTCCAAATCACTCGTGCTCAGATCCACATCACGAAACACCTGTGCAACCTGCATTTTACGCAATTCATTCTCATCCATACGTAAAACATGCGTAACACGGGGAGCCGTGGTTAAATCCGTAGCCGTATATGGAATGATTAAATCTTCTGCACCAATGAATTTCGAAACGGCTCTGTCTCTCGGTCCATCAAAATATATCTTTTTAAACGTGGATCCAGACAAAGGAAGATAAAACAGCATCTGATCCATGTCAGGATCAAACTCCTCCATAACTTCCATAATCTGATAATTCATGAAATCCTTTACTCGAACAGCCTGTGCCTCACGTTCAGGTGTTTGAGCACCCATAACCTGTGTTCGAACAGGACCGCCAGCAGGAAGTAACTCCTTATACGCCTGTGCCTGAAACTGTGTAACCGATTCCGATATCAACGGATGCGTAACGCCTGAAGCTCCTTGAAACGGCTGTGTTCGTTCCTGATAGTTTATACCAAGCAAATCCAAACCCTTGGTGTACGCTTCTCGCCACTGGGAACTCGATTCTAAATCGTCTTCGTACTTCTCTCTTAAGTCAGAAGAAATCTCGCCCAAAATGCCCTCCGGCAAAACTTCAGCCAAGTTCGCATCATGATCGTACTCTTCCGTTACAACTTCGGCCTCCCCTTCAAGCATACCTTCGAGAGCTTGAACAATCGCACCGCCCATGCCGTCTTCTATAACTTCTGCCCCTCCTGCAAAGTCTTCAGCTTGAGGTATATCTACGTCAACAGAAGGAAGGTCTTCCGTTGCTCCACCTTGCATAAGGCCAGAATCAATTAAAGATGAGGGGGGTCTAGGGGGAAGTGCCATTAGAATGTTCCTTTAAAGTTTTTCATGGCTTTAACAGTGCCACCACCAGATAAAAGTTGCATTTTTCCAGAAGGATCCCGGTCTAACGATTGTCTTCGTCGAATCATTCGCATTACTTCCATCATTTCTTTTTCAGTTTCAGAAAGTTCTGGCTCATAATATTTCATCCTAGAAGAAACACCTGAAGAATCTGGTTTAACAGTTTTCATTCTGGAAGTATCAATGTTATTAGATTTTTCTAGCAGTTGAAGTAGTTCTTGCAAATCCATCAGAATGTTCCTTTGAATTTAGTAGCGTTAACAGTGCCACCACCAGAGTATTCTCTACCTCCTCCACGACCAGTGTATTCCTTGCCATATCTATCTAAGTATCGAGTATATGCAGACTCTAGTTTATCTCTGACACTTGCATTTCCAAATTTACCACCTCTTGCAATAATATCTTCATCCATCAACATTTCTAATCTGATAATATCGTTTTGCAATTGTTTCTTACTAGCCATCAGTAATACTCCTTCTCTTTTGGATACCAACTCTCGGTCATGTCGTCTTCTCCTTCTAGCGTAATAAAGCCGCCTTGTCGAAACCTTATCAGAGCCATAGTCATGCTGTCTACAAAATCATCGTGGTCTCCATTAGGAAACGCGGCGCATTCCTCCACAACTTCCTCGGCGAAACTCTTCTCAGGAGCCCACACCATGCCGGCTTCAAACAGAGGTGCAACCGTGTGCATTCGCGTCACCTTATCACGACCTTTGCCTGGTGTATAGTTCATAACTGGAATTCCTGCTCTTCGCATTTCATCCGTCAAAGGTGTACCACTGGCTTTCGCCTCCACAATCACCATGTCAGGTTCCCAATACTCATACTCTTCTCCTGCCGCTTCTTTAAGCTCTGGAAAATTCCAACGCCCACGCCGAGCGTCCATAAGTATAATATGATCAGGGCCACCGTCCTCTGGATTAAACACACCCCACGTTGTTATCGCACTGTAGTCAGCCGATTCCTTCTTACTAAACGCCGTATCGTAACTCTGTATAATGTACTTCACAGGAGGTATTTTCTCCTTTTCCCACAGATTCCACCACTCTTTTTTAACAATTGCACCCTCCGCAGCGGTCGGTTGTTGCTGCCATTGGGCGTTCCATTTGCCCACAGGAAGGGACGCTTTGACCGCTAAAAGGTCATCTTTACCCCAAAATTCAGGCCATAATGGGTCATTTGACGGCATAATCGCCGGAAACTCCACAACTTCCCATGTATCCGATAAAACGTCCGATCCTTGAGATTTTATCAATCGACCCGTTAAATCCTTCATGCCCCAACGGGTCATAACAACAATAATCGCTCCTCCAGGCTGTAAACGCTGTCGAGGACCAGATGTATACCACTCAAATGCGTTATCAAACGCAGATTCGCTCAACGCATCTTGCTCCGAGTGCGGATCATCAATAATAAACAAGTCTGCACCACGACCCGTGACCGCCGCACCCACACCAGCAGCGAAATATTCGCCCCCAGCTTCGGTTTCCCACCGTCCTGCCGCTTTACTATCCGCTTTTAACTCTGCTTTTGGAAAAACGTCCTTATATGCAGGGTCTTCAAGCAAATCTCGTACCTTACGGCCAAATCGAACAGCCAATTCCGTGTTGTGAGTGGCCTGAATAATCTTTAATTTCGGATTTCGACCCAAAAACCACGCTGGCATAAGGTAAGATGCAAACTCAGACTTGGAATGACGGGGCGGCATGTTCACAATCAGCCGTTTTAGCTTCCCTTGAGCAATTAATTCAAGCTTTTCAGCTATAACACGGTGATGACGACCCTCAATAAAGCCCTCATACACATGATGAACAAACGGCATGAACTTATCTCGTGCTTCTTCACGCACGGAAAGTCGAACTTGTGCCTGTTTTAAAGACAATATCTCCCGTAGGGCTTCTTCAGGTACACTATCTAGGTTCATCTAAGTGAAACTATCCCACCGTTTCTCGCTACAAAGACATTCGCATAAGGATCAGCAAACGGATTAACCTGATTTGCTCGAATGAAATCCATACTCGGAGCAGCATACGTATTTCCCGAATAAGGAACCAAACTCGGCTGTAAAAACGAAGGAACCTGAATGTTCGATGGAATAAACGGAACAAGCGGATCATAACCAACCGGATCATCTGAGTCGGGATCTGGGTCTGGGTCTACTGGATCAAGATCTACTGGATCAAGATCCACAGGGCCAGGGTCAACGGGATCAGAACCGCCGCCACCGCCATCACCGCCACCTTGATCACCACCGCCCGAAGCTCCTCCTCCAGAATCGTCATCACCTGCTGCACCGCCTCCACCACTGTCATCTCCTCCTGTTATTGGGTCATAGGTCACAGGATCGATGTTCGTGAATATATCTCCTTGACCCTCGTTTAAAGACGTATCATCTCCACCGCCACCAATGGCAACCGGAGTCGTTCCGTCATAGTACATTTGATCCTGACCCTCGCCCATGCCCTCGCCAAGTGTAACAACATCACCGCCAATAGCAGCTAAATCACCGGGAGATGAACCAAGCTCGTCATATGCTAAACCCTGATACCCATCAAGACCTTCAGATCCTGCAACAGTGACCGTTGGTCCACGACCACCTCGTTCACCCGTTAAAAACGTATCAAACCGACCTTGAAGCTCATCCATAAACCGAAGATTCGCATCGCCATCAAGACCACCTCCTGCGTATACCGCCTCTAAACGACGACGATTCCAATCCTCAAACCACTCTGAGTCATTCTCTTGAAGAAACTTTCCTGCTCCAAAACCGTAATTCGGACTGAATGGGTTGTCTCCAAGATCTGCACCAACAACCTCGCCCAGTACCGAGGACGGTAAAACTCCGCTCGTAAAACCACGGTCATCGGTTCCAACGGCCGCTGGACCTAAGGACGAACCGCCACCACCACGCAAAATAGCATCTTGATAAACATCATCAGAAGAACCACCGCCAACACTCGTTGGAATATTGTATCCAGAACCTCGACCAACCTCACCAAAGATATTAGGAGTTGTGTTATAGATTGCCGAATCAAAAACCTCCCCGTCTTCGTCATAGCCAAAATTATCTAAGCCAGCTGGTCTAGCCGGAGGAGCAGAAGAAGAAAGCACAGCACCAGGAGCCGTGATTCCTAAAAACTGCTTGCCCTGATCAACCAAATCCGTAATGCCACCGCCAACACTGCTTGCAAGATCCTTTAAATCACCGCCAAGCTGACCGCCTCTCGTAACCAAATCATCCTTCGCAGCGGCAAGAGAATTTTTAAATCTTTCAGCAGGATCTACGTTGTTTAAGGCCTGTACTGCATCCTCTAAGGAAAGATTCGGAAACATACGTTTTGCTTCCATGGAATACGGATCTGTACCTGCTTTTTTTGCTGCCCTATCCGCTTGATCCTGCTCAAACTGTTTATCTTCTTTTCCCTTTAGCCTATCTGCCTCTGCTGCACTGGCTTTATATTCTTGTTCCTTAATAGCTCTCTCTTCAGGACTTAATAAAATATTTTCTAAACCTTGTTTAAAAGCACCAGCCTCTGAAGTGCTACCTGAAGTTCTAAATAAATTTCTTCTACCAACACCTAAATCATCAATAGCATCAAGAAACTCATTTCGACCAACACCAAATTCAGCTAAAATATCCTTATCAAGTAAATTTGTACCGTCAGCAAATCTTATCGCTCTGTCATCATCAGAGCTTCTCGAAAAAGTAGATACACCAACTTCATCAATCTTATTTTGCAAGGCCTGTGCTACTTTCTGAATCGAAGTAAGTTCAGGTTCAGGAGGAAGAGCTCCAGCTCCAGCTCCAAAACCTAGTTGATCCCTAAGTTGCTGATTTGAGGCAGCCGTCTGATTCGCAAGAGCCATCAACTGATTAACAGAGTCTTGCTTTACATCATCCATGGAAGCAGAAGCAGGGGTTACTGGATCAAGGGCCGCGGTTACTGGATCAGCGGCAACAACAGGAGCAGCAGGAGTTACCGGATCAGCGGCAGGAGCCGTGTATTTAACTGTTTCTCCTGCCTCGTTCCTCGTATAACCAGTTGGAGAAACAACCGCGCCGTCAGGTTGTGTTACAAAACCATACTTCTCGATCAATATCTTAGCAACAGCTGGGGAATAGGACATCGAACCTCCAA